TTCTTTTGACATGCTGTCTACTCTGTTCACAGTTAGCTCACTGCGATTTACATAAAGACCTGCTGCTTTACCTCTTGCCACTTCGGCAGTCACCGCAGCAGACCACGCACCATTACGCATAGCTCCATCACGTATCTCTTTGAGATCTACTAAATGGTTACCCAGCGTGAGCTCGGCTTTATCTGCAGCTTTAGTCTGTAGTTGGTGAATACGGTCTTTGACTATAGGGTTTGCGTCACTGGTTAACATAGTACCAGCACGACCTGCATTTTTCTCGCTATAGCCAGCATTTTTTGCAGCGTCTTTTTTCTTCATACCCTTCGCTACGTTTTGTGCAAACTTTTCTTGTTTAGGGGTTAGTTTCTTACTCAAAATTCTCTCCACACACGCAGTTTATAATCACCTTCGTCTTCTATTTTACGAGTGACAAACTTTTTATTATTTCTTCTACCGTAATTAGATATAGCTACTCTGAGTTTCTGTACGTTATCAGAGTTCCAGTAATCTTCTACGGTAAAGTGTTGACCTACTTCCATAAGATGTAAATTGTATTTATTATTACGAGGCATGATTTCAGGTATAGGGACACCTTTTTCAAAAGAGGATATTTTCATAATTTAATGTATGCTTGGTACTAGATCTTTGTCGATAGTTTCTAATGATCTCCAGATATCAAGGTCACAGTCAATTATAGCTGAGCCAAGGTCTGGCAGAAATATACTAATTCTCATGTGTGGTTCACACTCTTCACCGCTTTTATGTTGATGTAGTAAAAGTGCACTTGCTACAAAAACTATTGAATCAAAGTCTTTGTAACCCATTGATTCTATTGCCTTTTTTAGATCTGTTTTAAGTTTATCTATATCAACCTGACGATTGTATCCATGTTTTTCTGCAAACTTATTAATAAGTTCTATGTCTTGCCAGATAACTTTTCTATAATCTTTACTAAACATTAATCACCTTTTTATTTATTTAAACATATACTTTAGTTTACTTCTAATTCAGTGTAAAGCTAATCATTACCACCACCGTACAACCAAAACACAAGCAAGTAACGGTCACCGTCTTCATCAACTGGTAAACCACGGTGCATGTGTGTAAAACTAGGAAAAAATAAAGCGTGACCATTCGGTAACGGTTCTACAGTAGTACGATTATGAAACTCAGTTCCCCCACCTTTATAGTTGCCAGTGTTTAACGGTACAACCATACTAATATCCGCAGTCTGGTCATGGTGCCACGCACCTTGCTTTTTATCTTTTACGTTATAGTTTGCAATCTGTATAGTTGCAGCAGCATTACTGTAGCGTTGCCATACTGACATAAAGATAGGGTTCATGACATTAAAAACTACGCCAAGCATCGAGTTAAATAGTTCTGGTGCTTTTTCGTGCAGTACTATTTCTGGTATTTGCCTGAGTTCATCTTCATCTGTGTTAGGCTCAAAAGCCAAATGTTGTTTCATATTCTCTATTTCATCTAACATAGTGTCACAAAACTCTTGCGTAAATAAAGGCACGGAATAGATATCATGACCATGATTAGTGACGTATTCTTGTAATACGTTTTTTACATCACCCTGACCATCACTTAACTGAAACTCTTGTAAACTTTTCATAGAGTCTTTAGTTAACTCAAGAGTAGTTTTATCTAGCATCCACTCAGCTTTAATAGTAAGTAAAAAGTTTTTAATCAAGTACGGAGGGGTTTGCATAAGGGCTCCATTTAATTGTTTTTAGCTAGGGTATACCTAAGTATAGGTTATTATTTTCAACGCTCTAAGGGGCTGCATTTAACCGACTATTTCCGCATAACCAGACTTGATATCATACTTTATATCGGCAAGTTTTATAGTGTTCTTGCTTAATAATGTTTTTACTTTTGTTTTCTTATACAGCCTATGACGTGCTGCGTTTTTCTCAGACTTAGCTTCCTTACCTGTAGCTTGAATAATGCTACTTTCGTTTACTACTGAGTTTGATTTTACAGGTGTGTTCTTTTTTACTTTAGGTTTTTTCTCAGGAGTTTCTATAACTGCTCCCGTCATATCTTTCTCTGCTGGCTTGACAGCATGAGGGTTTATTAATTGCCATAGCTGATGAGACATTTTTTGTCTATCGCCATTAAGTTTAGCAGGTTTTTTTAATTTCTTTTTACTGTACATGTTATACAGCATAAAATGTTTTTCTGCGTTTAACCAAGTACGACCACTAAATCTATCAGGGTCGTATAACAAAGGTGAGCCACCTTTTATTTTATGTACTTCTCCAACTGTTGTGATGACAGCCCTTTTATAGTCTGGACCATCGGCTGTGTTATTGACAAAGGCGATAACCTTCACTTCTTTTAATTCAGTTAATTTCATAGCTTTAGTTTAGTTATGATTAAGATAGTGTAAAGGAACGGTGTTATGAAACACCGTTCCATACACAGTTATGCAACGTTAGCGTACTCAATAGCTTTAGTCATAGCTTTCTGCTTCAACGAAGCACGACCGCCAAACCAAGCATTATGTAAAGACGCGTCACGATCATGACCCCATTTATGGTCAACTACGAAAGTAACAGCATTCATAGCACCCCACCATGTACCCTTAGATGATTTAAGGTTAGCTCCTGGCTGTTCCTCAATCGCTTGGTGTACCAAAGATGGTATGCGTTTAAACTCATCAACCATAGATTGACGTGTCGCTATCGCTTTGACATTACTCATTTTTTCTATCTCAGCTTGTGCTACGAGTAACTCAGGTTGAAACAGGTCAGCAATGTAGTTAACCACTGAGTCTTTATTAAAGCGTTTACCACTGAGAAACTCAGCACTCTGCTTAAACTCATCCATACGGTTACCAGCTAGACCTAAAGCCTGCTCTGCTGAAGCAAATACTTGATGGTCAAGAGCCTTAACATGAGGCATCTTAAAACCAGCAGTACTTTTATCAGACAAAGCCATGGTCAACGTATTATTACAAACTACCCTGATAGGTGTAAACCTAATCTCGTTAGACTTACCCCATTTATGAGACACGTTTACTAATAAGTAACCTAGTACACGGTCATCACCAGGAAGCGTAAAGTCTTTACTGACATTAGCTAAACCCCAAACCTGCTCACCACCTTTCAGTGACCCAGCAGTTTCCATTTTCATGTGTCCAGCGTCAGTAAACTTTTTGAAAAACTCAAAAGCCTCTGAGTTTTGACTAGGGACAAACCTTGGACCACATGGACCAAAGGTCTTGTTATCACTATCACGGACTAACACAGAGTAATTTTCTACACCAATGATATCATCACTAGCGTTTACGTCTGCGTCAGCGTGGGTAAATAAATGCCTTTTACTTACTGTCCAGTCAAGTCCAGCAGCAACAAGCATCTCTTGTGGTGTTAGGTTATCTTCAACCTGTACACCTAGACCATGCCAAGGGGTTTCCCCAGCATAAGCCATCGTTTCTACAGCATCAGCCATATCTTTCTCCTTTCTATAAATGTCTTCGTATAATTACTAAACATAGGTACTACTTTATATAAAAGCGTTAAGGATAAAAGCATAATCTTAAAGATTATAGGCAAGTTCATAATTTAACCAGTTATCAAATGTAAGGACTACCGTAACTGAATTATCTTTACCCCAATCTTGACCCATAGACCACAAAGGAACACATACTCTTATTGGTTGGTGATTATATTTCCAGATCAGAACAGGGATAGTATCTCCGCAAGAGTCACACACTTGTTTCCACCACTCTTCTTTATACCAGTTACCAGAAGCATAACGTTTACATTCAAGTGTGTGATTCGGTATGTTTAAGTCACCCAAATCTTTTTCTTGATACTGTTCTAAGTTGCGCTTAACTTTATAGTCGTAGCCTATTTCATCAAAGTACTCATTGATAAGTTTAGCCACCTCACGTTCAAAAGAAGCTCCTTTATTTCTTGAATTTATTTTACCCATGTTTTGTTTTTATTAGTCTAACACCTTCTGATTCTAACCAGTTTCTCATAGCTTCATTAACTGTTTTAGAACCTTGCTCTTTAAAAGTGTCTTTCATCTTTTTGTGTGCTGTATTATAGGATTCTAAACCTTTATAATAATTACCATCACCTAATTTACAATAACGTATTATCTGCCACACTCGTTGTTTTGATATGTCATACTTGTAGCCTATATCTTCAAGCGTTGTGTAACTGTTTGTATAAGTCATATAGATATTAAAGTATATATCTTTTAGCTCAGCTTTCTTCATTAAAATAATCCTCGTAATGTTTAACGTTGCCCCAGCTTGGACCAATCTCTGCATCTACTTTATTAGGTACTTTTAATTCTACACAGTCTCTCATTATTTCTACAACTTTCTCACATTCTTTTTTATCAGTTACAGATATATTAAGTTCATCGTGTACTTGGGTGTGGGCTAGTAACCCTTCCTTATATAGATCAAGCATAGCTTGCTTTGTCATATCTGCAGCTGATCCTTGTATAAGTTTATTCATAGCTTTATAGGTGTAGGCTCTTTTTAACCTACCGCCATATTCATCCATGGCTTTATCAAAAGGTAACGGTAGCTCTCTTCTATCGTGAGGCTCATATAAATTAAACCTACACTTACGACCTAAAATAGTTTTGACATAACCTCTATTAGCTCCTTGACGAGCAGCAGAGTCACGCAATCCACGGACAAAAGGTACTCGTTCATGATACTGATCAAAAAGTATCTCAGCTTCTTCATTACTGATACCTAACTGAGTTGTTAACTTATCTTTACCCATACCATAGCTTAAACCTAAATTAATAATTTTGGCTTCCTTACGGCTTATATTAGCCATGTCTGCTACTATCTGATGAAAGTCTGCGTCATCGTCGTGGTAATCTAGTGCTGCTTCCTCTGCGCCATCTTGTTGAGTTAGTACAGAATAATGTACGGTAAGTCTAGGCTCTTGTTGAGAGTAGTCAAAGCATCCCCAGTGTTTATCTTCTTCTGGTATAAATAATGATCTTATTAAGTTACCTATCATAGGATCTCTAGCTGGTACTTGTTGAAGGTTTGGGTTACTACAACTAAACCTACCTGTTACTGTACCGCCACTATCTGACCTCAGAGGATGTAGCTCTCCGTGGATTCTACCGTCAACTAAATGCTCTAGTATCATCTTATCTATAAACGTAGTTCTAGCTTTGTTAAGCTTTCTAGCTTTAGCTATAGCCATAGGTAATTTATGATCGTGAGCCTCTAACCAATTAGCTACAAAACTAGGTGCTTGTGTTTTAGGTGTCTTAGGATATTCAAGACCTGCCCTATCAAACACTTGTGCTAAAGATTGTGCTGCCCATAAATCAGGTGCTATACCATACCAGTTTTTAATCTCTTTAATTACTTTATCTTCATCTTTTTTAAGTTGCTGCTTTACCTGTTGTGCTTTATCTGTATCTATACGCACACCTTTTGATCTCATATCTATAAGCACAGGTAATAATGAACGCTCTAGATTATAAATCTCAGTTATATTGTCTTCGCTAATGCCTTTCTTTAATATTTGCCAAAGTCTATAAGTAAGGTCAGCATCTTGCTCTGCGTACATGCCTACATATTCAGGGGCTAGTTTATACATCTCAGACTTAGGGTCAACTCCAAATATTTGTGCAGCTTCTGTAAGCATAGTTTCATCTTTTACCTCATCAAGATACATCTTACCTAGACTATTAAGAGAGTAACTATATTCGTTTTCATTTAGTAACGGAGCAGCCATCATAGTATCGTGTATCTCACCATTGATTGTATATCCTTCTGCTTTTAACCAACCTACGTCATACTGAGCATTATGAAATATCTTAGCGTTTGGTGCATCTAACTGTTTCTGTAGCCACCTACGAACCACACCCTTGTCTAGATTAGCCCCAGTAGTATGAGCCACGGGAAAATATCCACGCCACCCTTCCGTTGCTACAGCTATACCTATAATATAGCCCCTATCTTTACAAGCCCATCCTGGACCATGAGACCTCAACCACGGATCACAAGTTTCTAAATCAATAGCTATCTCTTTTTGATTAGTCAAATCAGGAAAAGAAGGTGGTGGTCGCCACTCAGTTTCAGGTTTTAAAAACTCCATAATCATTTGTGTCATACTGCTGCCTCTCTACACATATTCTGTTTTCCGAAGTAACACCACTTACATTTAAATGTAGATGGGTTAGCTGGAAACTCTTCTGCTGTAGTCATAGCAATAGCTCTTAGATTTAATCTTTCTTGTTTTACTTTAATACTTTCTGGTGTATAGATGTAACGGTCAATCTTACCATGATCTAAATACCACATCTCTGTAGTTATACTTTCTAGTTCAGGGTAACGACTTAAAGCTATAGCACCGTAAAGCTCGCACTGTTCTCTGTGTACTTCTTGGTTACCGTCGTATCTACCTGTTTTAAAGTCAATAACTCTAGCCTCTTTACTGATACCTTCCTCGTATACAAAAGCATCTACTTTTGCTCTACCCCAAGTATCGTCTTCAAACCAACCAGTCTTCGCCCAGTTTTTATCTATCGCCCAATCACTTTCACAAATAACGTGACCATGTAGGTATAAATCTTTGAGCAATACAAAGGCATCTTCAAAGTCTTGTAGCTGAGCAGGTATCTCTTCTATACTACCCCTTATAAAATCTTCACATAATTTATGAATATCTTTACCCCTATCCATTGCTGGGCTTCCAGGTTCTTTTATCTTTTTAATGAATTTAAATTCCGCCTGTTTGGGGCATTTTTCAAAACAACTTAATCTACTATATGACCATTGAGGTATCATGTTATCTCCTTATTTATTTAGTCTTCTGTCTAACCATTCAAAACATGCTTTACGCCAATCTGTAGCAGCACATTCTTGTATTTCTATTATAGCTTCTTCTGTCTTACCTAACTTATGTAACCAAAAAGCATCTTGCATTGGTACAGCAACCTCTGTAAAGAATCTATCATTAAATTCTATGTCTTCAAAAGGTACTCTATCTAAAAAATTAACTAAGTCTATGTCCCATAAATCTGGGCTAACGTTTATCATAGAGTATGGTGCAACTTCTCCTCTAAGATATGGATTATTTTTCATAGCTGTTCTTTGTGTATAAAAATCTAGAGCATCTCTGCCAATTAATTTATCTAATAATTTATCAAATAACTCTTCATAGGCATGGAAGTTATCACTAATCTGATAATATCTGCCAACTGGTATGCCTATGTTAGAAGCCATATATTCATGAAGCATAGACATGTGTACTGCGTTAGCACCGTAAGCACCCCAGATAATATCGTTAGATCTATTACTAACCGTCATCTGTAGACACCCTGTAGTATCTTCTTTAAAGTATATAGAGGTGTTACACGGTACATCTTTACCGTCTCTACCTAAATCATTTTCAGCATCCCACATCTGTAGCACAGACCTTCTATCTTCACCATCTTTCTTTAACCTTTCTATAATGACTCTTAATTGATCGTAACCGAAGTAACTACGCCATCTCCAACCATATGCTCCCCAAAGGCTTTTACCGTCATCGCTATAGTTCTCCATACTTTTAGCAAAGTGTTTTACAAACTCTAAATCATTACGACCGTCAAGCATCCATAGACCTTCCATAAAATGAAAGAATGGGTTAGCGTCACGCTCTGCCCAGAATAAAACTCTTTCTTTAGATCTTTCATAAACTGTAGTCACTGGGGTTCTTGCCTGATACACTCTACCATTTCTACTTTCATTTTTAAAATCTTCTGTGTGTAGTAAATCCATGCCACGCACTAAAGCGTCATGAACGTTTCTTACCTCAATTACCTGCATTTTCTACTCCTTCTTTGTAAGCTTTTTTCCAACCTATGATTACATCTTTACGTGGTAAACCGTTCCATGCAGTTTTAGTTTGCTTCTCCACAACCTTTACACAAGTAGGGTGAAGGTCGTGTAACCTTTGAGCACCTTCATTATGTACATCAATAGTTCTCCACTCACTACAACCACCGTCAGCGTTAGAAGACTTTTGTCCTTGAGCGTAGTAGTAACTAACCTTACAAGCTTTACCTCTCCTAAGAAGCTGTAAAGATATATCAAAGTCCTCCATAACTTGAGTCCTACCCCACTCAACGTCGCTAGGAAACTCTTCTAGGTTATAGCCGAGCACTCGCATGTATCTTGTATTTTCTACAGATAAATCTTCTACTCTATTATTACCCTCTCTAGCACTTACACCTACATGAGCGTAGCCTTGATCCATCCATTCATCAAGCAAACCGAACAAAGCTGGGTACTCATTTGATTCTAAATATCGTAAATGCCAATCAATTGGGCTTTTACGGATATAGAAACGTAAGTCATCATCTAACATAACCATGCGTGGGTCGTCTGTATTTTCTACAATGTATTTACGCTTTGGACCAATACCTATACAATCTTCAGGCACAACCATCTTAGGTGTGTCTTTATAGTTATAGTATTTTTCTTCTTCGTCTGAGTCGATAACTAACACAACCTGACCATTAGTTTGCATTTCTTTAGGAAACCATTTGAGAGTTTCTTGATTAAACGGTCTACCTCTTGTTGGTATATATATTTTCATTTACCTTGCCCCCTGTATGCAGATTTACCTCGCATACGTTTCTTACTTTTATTCATAGTGCTAGTGCCTACGTTACCAAAACCGATAGAAGTTTTTTTACCTCTAACACCTGATTTAAAATTATGTTCTAAATTACTTGTTCCTCTTCTCATAACTACTTTGTACCTGTGCTACCGAAACCACCAATACTACGCATTGTGATACCACTAAAATCTAAAACTGGTTGCCACAGCACCTGAACCACAGGCACTATAACTAACTGTGCTATCCTTTGACTTTTTTCTATAAGGATATTATCCTCTCCGTTATTAGTTAACGGAACCATTAACTCACCTTGATAATCTGCGTCAATAATTCCTAGCGTATTAGTTAAGTGTATCTTTTTAATACCTAAACTAGAACGAGGCACAAGCATACCACAAAGTTCAAAGTCACCTAAGTACATAGCCAACCCTGTACGGTATGTATGCGACTCTCCTGGAGCCAACTCATAATCTTCCGCTGACCGTAAGTCTAAACCAGCTGAACCTACAGTAGCATACTCTGGTAGTATGTGTGGGTCAGTGTGGTCAAATAAACTTGGGTCTATTATTTTAATCTCTACTTTCTTCATAGTTATCCTCTCTTGTTTCTTTAATATGAATCTTTGTCATAAAGTCCTCAACTAATATTAAGTATCTTCGTAAATCACGTATGTCATCTAAGATACCTGTATTGGTTGGATCCTTTGATATTGTGTCGAATATATCGTAACCGTCTTTGATGCACTGGTTTTCTATCCTATCCCATTTACGTGCTAACATCATAAAAGCTCCCACCCCACCACGCTTACGCCAACTATCTCCGTAGCTTTTTTCTGCGTGTACTAATTCACGCACGTCGTCTTCTACTAGGTTAAATAAATCTTTTGGTTCTATAGCCATTTTGTTTCTCCTGTATATTTAAATTTTGCTCTAGGTCTGCCTTCACCTAGACGTACCCTTTCATATTTATCGTACTCACATAGGCAGTGTTCTATTTCTCTCATCTCTAGGTCGGGTAAAAAGTTTCCTATGTAATCGCCTGCCATATCTAATAATTCCTGCATCTCTATAGTTAACTGAAGTGGTTTTATAGTTTGCTCAAGTGGTCTACCGTGTATTCTATTTAACCCACGTTTTGCTCCTGGACCAGCGTTAGCCCAAGTCATGATATCGTCAGCCTCTTCTAAATATTTACTGTGTCGTAAATCCGTAACTACTTCATAAGCCATAAACCCACTAAATCCAGGATATGGTAGATACTTTTTCCAAGTTTCTTCTAAAGAGTGTGGTAGTATCTCAGGAGGTGATTCATAGAGCGGTGTCAGTATCTTATCTATAGTTTGCTCAACCTTTGTACCACCTAATGTACCTGTTAACATATACGCACCTGTGTACACCTTTTCTTTTCTATCCATTCTACCTTGCATAATAGCTTTAACACGCTCAGGATTCCAGTGCTCAGGAAAACCTATTTCCTGTAAAGTATCTGGCCAATTTATTTGACGAGCTACAGCCATAGCAAAGGGTAAGTTAGGATGATCAGCATAAGGTTCTTTCCAGTTTTCACGTATCCACACAGTAACTTTATCTAACTCACGATACACATTACAGAAACTGTAGGTCTGTAGTATTTCATCATCAGTCCACGGAAAAGGTTCTCCTATGAAACGTTTTAAATAAATAGCATGCCTTTCATTAATATAGTCATAAAAACCTTCTACACTTGAAACCATTCTGGTACCTCACGTTTAGTCCACTTAGCAAAACTGCTTTTTTCGCCCATATAATATTTACGATATGCAGATATAGGATCATTACTGACTTTATACTCATCAGGCATGCATTGTGGATGTTGTTGTAAACCTTTACTTTTTATAAGTGGGGGACATAACTCATTAATTACGTCAATAGACTTATGACTAGCTGATCTTCCGTAGCGCCAGCAAAACTCCTCATTTAAATATATAGCTAATTCTTTTAACCAAGCCCAGTTATCTAGGCTTTCCCCAGCCCATAGAGTACAGGGGTGTTTAGCGTGTACAGGCTTATACGGAGCATTTTGACCGTTAGTCCAAAGGCTAGTACAAAGCATCTGAGCTGATTCTAATATCATTTTAGATACATGCTTGTCACAGTGCGTTTGAGCACAAAGCAGAGGAGTTGTATCTAACTTAAAAATATTCATAGGCTATATTTTACTTTACAAGTAAAGGGAAAGTATAGGAATCCTGCTAAAATTTTTATCATAAACCTGTCCTAAATGTTAGGTTTATTCGTTCACCTACATTATCCATAGGAGGTATAGCATGGGTACTGTTCATCTGTGATTCTCCATCAAATATATATACATCCCCATCATTAAGCAGATATGTTTTCTGTAATGCCCACTTCATCTTTTTATCTATCTCGCTGGTGTTTGTATGGTCTTTTATATAAGTATCGTATTGATTCCATTCCATGCTTCTAGCAGCACCAAAAGAAACCCCAACTACTAAGTCATTTTCTGTTGGTACAGTATCTGAGTGATGAGGAATACCTGTTTCTCCTGTTTTATATAAACCACAAAGACAAAAATTAAATCTAACGATTTTGTTTAGCTCTTTATAGATTAATAATTGAGTAGCCATTTTTAATACACTCATAGAAATAGACCACGGTTCAGGTTTATAAAGTTTACCAGCATACTCAAAAGATTTAGTT